ATCTCTGGAACAAGATAAATACATTCTGCAGGCCCCTTCACTCAATGTGAAAAGTCCTGTGGCAGGTGAGGGTTTCCTGCAAGACCCCCCTTATTATTCTGTGGCTAATCCGCACACAGAGGGTAAGGGTCTCGCTCCTCGTTCCTTGTTGACGACTGACTTGGCTTGGGTAAGTTGTTCACATCCCCAGACCGGACGCATGATTGAGGTCTTCGACTTTATCTACTCTCAGTACGGCCATGAATTCCGTATGACCAATAAGGATCTCTCCTTTTGGAAATATCTGGAATCCACGAACCGTCTCGAGAAGTATTTGAAGTGGAGAACCGCTTCCATGCTTGCTCTGGGTGTGTGCAATGATGATCTGCCCACACCCCCGGATTATTCTCAATGGCCAGCTTACTACGAAATCCCCCAATCGGGCCTAACTATGGCCGATGATCATTTTTGGTCAAAGCGGTTCCGCTCACGCAGAACCCGAGGATTCAAGATGGGCTTCCTATTTTCCCTCTTTCAGGGGAAGGCCGGAAGTCTTGAGGTCCCATCCTATCTCGTCCGAATAGAGGTGGTCTCGACCCTTAAGCGCCTTGCGCGTAATAAGGATGTCGAGACTGATCTCGTATACGGAGATAGGACTTTAACCGAGGATGATGTCATCGCCGAGCTACGGCGCACGACACGGGAGGTTCTTGGTAAGCCGAGGTCCTCCACCCGTGACACAACAACTCGCTCTTTCCCTTCTCAAAACGCATGTTTTGAATTGGGAAGAAAGGAGGGCGGTGCCGCGGGCTATATCTTTCAGAGGTACTTCGACGATAAGTTCTTTGCCTATGATTATCTCATGGGCTTCGTCGAGGGTCCGAATGGCGTCAGGGAAGTAAGATCCCCCTTTTCCCACTCGGACGTGGAAGACTTCCTCTCCTTCTCTAAGACTCAAGCGATGTTACAGGATACTGTTTCCTGTATCCCCATTGGTCTACCCGAACCCTTTAAGGTCCGGACGATCACGAAGGGTAGCGCGTTTCCGTACTACCTCTCGTCAATGTTTCGCAAGAGTATCTGGAGGAGGATGCAAAGTCATCCCACCTTTTCTCTCACGGGACGTCAGGTTTCCCAGGAATTCATGCAAGACTTCGCTGACCAGTGTGGTCAGTTTGGCGATGATGATTTCCTGATTTCGACTGACTTCCAGGCCGCTACGGACCATATCCCATCTTACTACTCCGAGAGTATCGCCGAGGAACTTTGCAGTATCTTCGGTGTACCCCATGAGTATCGGATGAATATGATCTCGTGCTTAACGCGGCACAGGTTATACGATGGGGAGACAGAGTACGGCGATCAGGAGTCTGGCCAATTAATGGGCAGTTTCTGGTCGTTTATCGTTCTCTGCATCCTCCACGCGTGTGGCCTGCGCCACGCCCTGGAGATCTACCGTGGAGAGAAATTACCTCTGGAGGATTTAGCTTTCCGTCTGAATGGTGATGACGGATTGTGGAAAGGGACCAAAGACGAGTTCAGGTTTTGGAATCAGTATATGGCCTGGTTTGGCCTTATACCATCGCCTGGTAAGACGCTAGTTCATCAGCGTCTGTGCACGATCAACTCCGAGATGTGGAGATTCTACCCGGAGGATGTCCGAACGTCGGCTGTAAAGCTGACAGTCGGTTACACCCCCAGGAGAGTTCCCCACGTTCAAATGGGTTGGGCGTATGCACGCGTACCTCGCGATGTTACGGATCGAAAGAGGGGTTCGGGGGACTTGCATCCCTCTGCCCTTCTCTCAGGATTCCTTGATACCTGTCCTCGCCCCCAGGTGGGCTGGAAGTTTTTGTGGAAGCAACACGGAAGAACTATGTTGCAGACGGCCAAAGAGAGGCGGCTCGCATTATGCTTGCCGCCCCTCCTTGGTGGCGTCGGTTTCCCACTTCCGCCATCTGGTGAGATCCGGAAAAGGCGACTTCCTTCTATCCGTCACCGACTCTTTGCACGACTATGCCTCGAACAACCTCAGCTACCAAAGATAGCTAGGTTGACCGATCACCTTCGTGGTATGAACACGGAAGACGACTTCGCGAAACGCCTTGTCTCCTACCTTAACGGTCTCTACCGTGAGGTCGGGGGCACAAAGGTTCGTGAGTTAGTCCTCCTTGGTCGTCAGGCTCTACCTACCTGGGCCGAAGAAGAAGATCTGGTTTTGCCAGCTCTCTTCTACTCCCCATGGTTTGAAGCGCCTAAAGAGTCTAAGATCCAGACGGGATATACTGATTTTATAGATTCGTATATCAGGAAGCATCGCCCGAAGGCTTTGTCCTTAAGTCAGGTCGTCCGTGGAACCGTGCATTCTAACGACTATTTCGCCCGTGTGGTTACCTCTCTAGCTGGTTTCTGCTAGTTCAAGGCTCATCTCAACATATGTTGTAGATGTACAGTCCTCTGTCTATCAGTAAGGTGTAAGTAAGCTGGTACAACGGCGAGTTCCCGAAGGATTGCGCGCGGAGTAAATCTGCCACTAAGCTCCCT